TGTTGATGTATCTTCTTTTTCTTTATATGTTGATGATGATGAACAATCACATTCTTACCCTAATCATATTTTTAAATCTAATATTAAAATAACTAACAACGGCGATGATATAACACCTTCTGACCCTAACGCTCCGCCCATTCCTTTTACTGTCGATTATTCCCCTGCTCTCTCTGAGGGCATGAGCCGTAAGGGAACACTTGTCGCTCCTGGTGCAAGCAACAACGGACAGGAAATTGAAAGCAATGGACTTAACGTCCGTGTCACACTGACGGACGAATTTATAAAACTCCGTGACAGCTATGACGAACTTAAAGATTATACATATGAATTTGTTTGTTATATCACTACTTCTCCCCCTGAAAAGTCGTCTTATGAAGAGAGCGTTAAAAACGCTGTTTATACCTCGTTGGACTATGGCAAATATATGTATACTACAAGCGGCGTTGTTGATGATGTTACGGACGATAACAAAGAGCCTACGGAATGGATAAAGGCAGAGGGCATAAATGCAGGTTACATTATTGGCAAGGGTGGCGAGGTTAAGAATGTTACTATCAATCTTGAAAACCTCGACAGCTCACAGTTTACCGCCGATACAAAGCTTTATATCGTGGTATATGGTCGCTTGACTTCTCTTTCAGTGCCGACCCCTGATTACTTCGACCTCGACAATCAAGGTTATCTTTGCAATCAAGGTTCTTTGAATACAAAGCAGATTGTAACAGTAAATGCCGACCCCGAAACAGGCGAGGGAATAGATGTTGTAATGCCTGATTACTATTGTGTAACGTCAACGGCGTTCAATTATAAGGACTATCCCGAATACAAGCCGAAAATATTCAAGAATGGTGCTGAAATGGATACAAACAAGCCGTTTACTGATTATCTTGATAAGAAGTTGACCCCTGATTATATGTATGATTATGATATGGATAAAAAGGGCGAAAGTGGTCTTGCTCCTGACGATTTCAAGAAATATGAGGAACAAAAAAATCTTGATAAAAATTTCGGTTCGTTTGATTTTGGTTTGGATAGTATTAAATCAGTGTTTGACGGCTCGTCCGACTTCTTCAAGTTTTTAACTGCAAGTATAGGTATCTTGCCCACAACGTTCTTAACTATCCTTATCGCTTTCTTTGTTGTCATGTTGGCAATTTGCGTTGTTAAATGGGTATTGAAGTAGGGGGTGCAATATGGATTGGTTTTCACTCATGAAGTCGCTTTTTGTTTCAATTCAACACTTAATGTGTTTGCGTATTCGTTTCGGTGAATTTAGTTTTACAGTAGGTGCAATGATTGTTGGATTGTTTGTTATATCCTGCTCCGTTGCTCTGCTAAAATATCTTTTTCACAATACATAAGGAGTTGTTAAAATGGTTGCAATATTAAAATTATTCGTTCTTTCACTAATAGTCATTTTGGCTATTAGTGCATTTCTCGGCGTGGTGGCGTTCTTTATGGACTTGCACGCCTTTAAATCTGAAAAAGACTTGTCGCTCCCTCGAAAAAGGCTAATAGAAGCTTTATATGAGGAACAGGAGTTAAAAAAGCAATCGGCTGAACAGCCGCAGGACACACCACAGAGCGACAAGCAAGAGCCTGAGAAAGAGGGGTGGTAAATGTGTTATATGATGTTCAAAACGCTTGCTATCAGCTTTTAAGACTTCTTGGCTGTGACTTAGCCGCTATTGACGTTATCAAAACGTGGAAACAATTCGGTGTACTGTGCATTGAATTTGTGTTTGCCTGTTTAATGCTATTCCTGCTTTGGAAAATGCTCTATAATGTAATGATTAGGTTCTTCAATCCTCGGAGGTAGCTTATGATTTTATTCGATTACTTTGTACGCCTGCCGTCCTTGGCGGCATATGTAGCTTATGATAAGGCTACTGCCTTATATTTTAATTGGTCGCAAATATTCAACGGTTGGGGTATACACCTTTTTGTCGGCAAATTCGGAGCAGGCAAAACCTCGCTTATGGTCGCTGAGGCTTATGAACTCTGTCTCAAATATCCTCAACTGCACATCTTGACAAATATTAATATCAAAAACTTCCCCGATTATACGGAGATACTCCCCTTAAACACTGCACAAGATATCCTCAACGCCCCTAAAAACACTCTTGTGCTTATTGATGAAATAGGCACTATATTCAATAGCCGTGACTTCTCAGGTGGTAAATGTGCTGTTCCTAAACCGCTGTTTCAACACCTTTGCCAATGTCGTAAAAGGCGTATGATGATATATGCAACGGTACAACGTTTCAACTTGCTTGACAAACAAATAAGGGACATCACCGCAGACGTGACCGCTTGCCATACGCATTTCAAGCACCCATTTTGTCGTATACAGACAGGTTACACCTATGATATAGAGGAATACGAACTCTATTCGGAAAATAAGGCTTATACGCCAGCTCAGATGTATAATAGAACGTATCTACAGACAAATAAACGCCGTCAGCTCTACGATACATCACAGCTTGTCACAAATATGTTACAAAAAGAGTTTTTGTCTGATGAAGAAATACTCGCCAATCGTGAGGGCATAGAGCCTAACACACAGCCACTTGACCGAAAGCAAAAGAAATCTATTCGCAAGCGGAAAAATGCTTGGTAATGAAACAACTCGCAGTGGTTGCCGTGAGGCTCACTGCGAGTTGTTGTTGTCTTTGTTGTTAATCATCAGCAGATTGCTATTAACTGTGTTCTGCTGTATCTGTCTTAATAATTCCGTTTGTTTCTCTTCTTCTCGTCTTATCGCTTTGCTGTTGCCTGCTGTTTCAAATATAGCACATATCAACAGTATCACAATGACTATTTTCACGATAAGTATAACAACGCCCATTGACGTCATAGCGTCCAACGCCGTGAATATCTCTTCCATACTCTCACCCCTCGTCCGTATGTGTTTTTATTACAATGTGGCTGTCCTCTGCTGATTTTATCTCATCAGTGATAACCTTTTTGAGATATCCCGCTTTTGACAATCCTAACTCTTTGGCTCGGTCATTAATCATTTGATTAAACCCCTTTGGAGCGTAAAACTGTATCTTCTCGAGATTTTCAGCGTTCCATTTTGCATTAGCTTTCTTTTTGGCTTCTGATACCGCCATTACATCACCGCCTTTTCTATATTATACTATATCTATTGTAATTTGTCAACTACATTATACACTATATCCAGTTAATAATTATTTAATAAATACTTTACACTATATCCATTGCATATGGACTGGATATAGTGTATACTTAATACAGACAAAGGGAAAGCGGATAACCCACAAACCGCAGAAAGGATTGATTAAAATGAAAAAACTAAATTTATATCGTGTTGATTTTGATATTAAAAAATTCGGTGAACATCATTATTTTTACTATTGCTACGCTCATAATGCTAAAGAAGCTCGCTCTTTTGCTGAAAATGCTTGGTATTCTTATAATACGTCACATATGTTTCATATATCTGTTTCTCGTGAGCTTAACAGCTCTATTGTATATAATCTTTGTAACTTTTATCTTGTTCGTGATTATTAACAGTTCTAGAGGGTTGACTGTTTCAGCCCCACCCCATTAATTAAAATTGAAAGGGTGTTTAAAATGACTATTTCAAACTACTATGTCCGTGAGTATCTTCACCTTTATCGTGAATATCGTAAAGTAATTAATATATTTGATGCTTTTCTTTTGTATGGGAAAATAGAATACACTCTCGGCGAGTTGCGGAGAGATTTTTCTCTTGACTATCAATTTCACTGTGCCCTTCATGATAGACTCTTTAATCTTTCTTGCCGTACTTGTGAAAAGTTCGGCGTACTTAATTCTCAGAATGTTTTCTGATCTTTCTATCCGTGAAATCTATCAAGAGGACGGCTGGGGGTGAATTGTGGATTGTTGGAATTGTTGGAATGTTGGAAACAATAGCTTTCAGGTTTTCAACATTTCAATGATTTCAATGATTCACAAGAGGGGAACGCCGTTCAATATTCCCCCTTTTACTCTCCCTCTCGGCGTTCTGCTATACTCTCATGAAGTCGGGGTTAGTATTACCCCCGACTTCGTCACACGTCACAAAGTATTAAAAATAGCGTAAATACGCCGTTAATCTTGTGACCGATTTTGTTACAAACTTCGTCACAAAGGTGGTGATTAATTGTCTGAGTTCACTTGTAAATCAACGTTCTGCGTTATAAACAACCCTCGCTATGATATTACATACAAGCACAATGAAGAGGGTGAGATAATCAAAGACGAGAACGGCAAGGCGGTTATATTAAAGCAAGAGCCTACGGAGTATCATTCATTGACAGAACAACAGATATGTGATGATATTCTTAATAAGTGGGTCGGTGATGATGATAAGCGAACAGGAGCGGTTTTATTCTGCGTGTCCGCCCTCGGTCTTGAACACTTGCATTGCGTGTTTGAAAGTGAAAAAACGTTCCGCCCATTGTCTGCTTTGAAAAAGCTTTTTCCTAAAGTACATATTGAGATAACCAAAGGAAACAAAAAGCAAGTCGAGGACTATATAAACAAGGTCGGCAAGTTTGAGGAAAAGGGCGAAAAGATAATCGCAAAATCACAGGTCGGTGATATTAAAGGCTGTCAAGGCAAGCGTAACGATTTGATTTCAATGTCTGATATCCGTGATTTGATATACAGCGGACAAACTCCAAACGATATATATAGGCAATATCCGCAGGCTATCAAGTCCAAAACTGCAACAGAAGAACTATTCTATTTGTATCGTAAGGACAACACACCGCCCGAACGTGATATTAAAGTTCATTGGCTGTTTGGTGGTACAGGGTGCGGAAAATCGTACACATACATTGAACTATGCGAAAAGCATGGTGATGTAAATATCTATCGTGTGACCGACTATGACCACCCTTTTGACGGCTACCAAGGAGAGCCGATATTAATACTTGACGAGTTTCGAGGGCGTATCTCATACAGTTACTTGCTCATCCTGCTTGACAAGTACCGCTCACAAGTGTCGGCACGTTATAGCAATAAAATGACGTTATGGACGGAAGTATATATAACTTCTCCGTTCCTGCCTACTGAACTTTATCAAAAGGCGTCTGAACGTAATGACGGTATAGATAAGCTTGAACAGCTCACAAGGCGTATTGATGATATAGTGTATTGTTTCAAATATCCTGCCGAGAACAACAGCGGTACATTTTATTGTAAATACAACGTTGATTTTGACCTGCATTGTGATAGTTACGCTATCCGTGAACATTGTTCACACGTTCGTCACGTCGTTTCACAAATGGGATTGTTCACACTTATGGACGGCTTAACGTCAAAATTTGTTGAAAATAAATCGCAAAGTTAGTGTCACGAGGAAAATTTTTAAACTTTGAAAGGAGCAAAGCGACTGTAAAAGGTTAAAAATTTAGGCAATGGAACTTGTGAACGCAGTGAACAAGGTCGCTTGCCGTTCCGCCACAGCGTTAGCCGTGGCATAAGTGACACGATAAAGAAAAAACAACGTAAAAGCCAACTCAAAAGCCGAAAAAGCAAAACAAGCTAAACAAAATAAAGTAAAAATATTTAATGTAAAAAAACGGCAATTTTACAATGCCGTAAAAATATGGTATAAATAAATCAGGAGGTACACCATGAAGCAAAAAGAAATTTGCAAGGAAGAAATCAACCTTTTCTATCTGTGGCTCTGTGGCACTATAGGCAAGGAGAAAGGAGAGGATAAAAGGCTTGTATATCTGTGCTGTCCTGCTGAGCGTGATACGCTCCTCAGGCTGTTTCTTGAAGAATACAACGCACAGCACCGCTACAGTGCATTTAAAAGGGCGTTCAAGCCTACCACACGCATTATTACAACAAAAAGAGTGTAGCCATTATAAGCCCATGTATTGGCGCACATGGAATGACTACACCCGATATTACAACCCCTCGAAAGGAAGTAATCACTATGAAATTTAAAGAATTTTATTACAAGGACTTTCGCCCCTCTTATTTAGAGGGCGTTGTCCGTTACCCTGAGCAAACTGATTATGTTATTGAGCAGAATTGCAAGCCCATTAACGGCAAGGAACTTTCTGAAATCGGTCTTTCTGACCTCAATAATCTTATCAAGCAATGTGATGATACATATTGCATTGACAGAGTGAAAAAGCTCCGCAGTGTTCTTAAGCGTATCATGAGATACGCTTACGCTTGTCGTTACACTCCCATTGACCTTTCAGCATTTGAATTAAGACGTTGTAGAAAACGCCCTGAAACAGTGCAACAGCTATCATTTACGGCAGAGCAAGCCGCTTTTCTGACTTCTGGCGATAGCACTATTATGAAAATGTTCCGCTTTGAGTGCTTGACAGGTCTACGCCGTGAAGAAATACTCGCCTTGCGTTGGGATAACGTTGATTTACCTCACCGCCGTATCTTTGTTTGTCAAACTGTGGTTGTGCTTAAAGGCTGTGCAAGGCTCGTTGACGATACCAAAAACCACAAGTTTCGCTATGTTGAACTTAACGAAACGGCTTATAAACTTCTTCTTTCACTGCCTGTTACCTGTGATTTTGTGTTTGGCAATCCTCGTTCAAAGAACTTTCTCAGCCCTCGCCGCTATCACGAAGAATATAACACTATGTTCATTCGCAAGAATGAGGAATGGAAAAAGACACACTCAGAGGGCTTGCCACACCTCACTCCGCACAAGTTCCGTCACACGTTCGCAAGTCTGCTTACTGCTAACGGAGCTGATGTCAAGACAGTTGCCGACTTGCTCGGACATACAAAGCTTGACACCACAAATATTTATCTGCATAGTTATGATGATTTACGCCGTCAGGCGGTCGATAAGATACAATTAGATAATTAATTTAACAACCGCACTTTGGGCTTTTGGTCGGAGTGACCGGATTTGAACCGACGACCTCTACCACCCCAAGGTAGCGCGCTACCAATCTGCGCCACACCCCGATATCGTATATATTATACCCGATTTGGATACAATAGTCAAGAGTTTTCAATCAAAATAAAAAAATTGCAAAAAAGGTATTGACATTCACATTCATTTGTGATATAATAAATAAGCACTCAAGAGAGAGCACAAAAAATATCGCGGGATGGAGCAGTTCGGTAGCTCGTCGGGCTCATAACCCGAAGGTCGTTGGTTCAAATCCAGCTCCCGCAACCAATAGTTCCCACGACCGAAGTTAATGTACTTTGTATGTTAATTTCGGTCGTGTTTTTTATATCTATACGAGAAATGAGCAGGCGTATAGCTTTATCGTCTGGGCTGTCATGCAGAGCCTTGAGCCAAAGAGAAATCTGGTCCGTAGTGTAGTCCTTTGGCATTTCCGTCTTCTTCAATGCCTCTATCTCAGAACGGAGCTGGTTCATCTTCGCACCGATATCCTCGATAACATCAGCTGGGAGGACACCACTTGACATGTTGGTCATCAAGGTGTCATACTGCTTCTGCTTCTCCGATATCTTAGATGCAACTATCTTTTTGAAATCAGCGGCTCTCTCAGGCTCTCCGCACTTGTACTTTCGCATAGCATTAGCAATAGCCTTTTGATTTTCTTCACTGAGCAGGGTGCGAAGATATGTCTTAGCGGCGTCATCAACGATATCCATAGATATCATAGGTGCACCGCACTTCTTTGAACAACGATAGTAGTGATATACGTGTCCTTTCTTCGTTGATATGTGTGCGTGCATTTTCGCACCGCATGAGCAGTAGACTAACCCACTGCATAGATATGATGTCTTTGGTCCACTCTGTTTTCTGCTATCCATAATCTTCTGCACCTCGTCAAATGTTGCCTTGTCGATTATCATCGGCAAGGCATTTTCTATTCTTATAGCATTAGGTTTAGACCTGCGCTTGGATCTATCCTTTTCCTCGTCAACGCAGTATATATATGTTCCTGTGTATTTCTCGTTTCGTAGTATCTCATATACCGCAGAATACTTCAAGGGCTTTCCACGCTTGCCCACAATGCCCACTGCCGCCATTTCTGCGATAATGTCCTTAGTTCCCTCGTGATTTTTCACCGCCGCAAAGATCTTGCGGACATATTCCGCTTCATAGGGGTTTATAACATACTTCTGATCAACAATGTCATATCCGAACGGAGGATAGCCACCATTGTGAAGGCCCTTCAGAGCCACCTCACGTTCTCCCTTCTTCGTTTCATTTGCAAGGTTATCTATATAGTATTCTGACATTGACCACATCAGCGCACGCATTATCTTGCTCTCCGGGCCGAAGCCGAAGTCCTGACCAACGGCTATCAGTGTAATGCCCATTTTCTGCAGGCGAGCGTCAAGATTAACGTGTTCGCCCAGCGATCTAGCCACACGATCGTATTTGTGAATAAGAATAGTATCGAAAGTACCCTTATTGCAATCTCTCAACATTTTTTGATACTGCGCACGGCTTGCTGTCATTGACCCCTTACCACTGATAGCCTCGTCCGCATATACTGCTACGATATTATATCCCTTAGTGGCGGCATACTGTCTGCACGCCCTGAGCTGGGCTTCGATACTTTCTTCGGATTGCTTATCCGAAGAGTATCTAGCATATATAACTGCATTGCTCATAGTGACATCTCCTAAGTGTTATTTCGGACGAACTGTGTCGGCGATTGACAAGAAGTCTTTGGTATTATCCTCATAATCAGAACCAAGTGTAAGAACATAGAAGTAACCATTTATATCAGCCACAGCCGCCGTATTGAAAGAAGTTGAAAGGTATACTTCACAGTCAGAAAGTCCACTAACAAATGAATATACTTCACCGTCCAGTGCCATATAATCATTGAGAAAATCTTCGGCACTTATATAGCCTGGTTTTTCTGTCTTTATAATCGAAAATCCATACCCATTTGTAACAACTACCCACGAAGTATAGTGTTCTGTTGATTTTGACTTCTGCTGCTGGTAATCTCCTTCTATGGTAAGGCTCAAATCGTCAAAAGTGAGTACGTTCTCAGCAGGTTTTGCAGCTGTTGTCGTTGTAGTTTCCGTAGTTGTCGTAGTTGTTGTAGTTTCTGCCGTGGTAGTAGTAGTTTCAGTAGCAGATGCCTCAGTCGTAACAGCAGGCGTTGTTGAAGTTGATGAAACGTCACCGCCCGACTCTGAGCAGCTTGTCATCATCAACAGGGTTGATATTACGGCGGTTAAAATAACAGTTTTCTTCATTTTTGTTACTCCTTTATAAAAAAATAAGCACCTCAAAAGTTGGGCTATTCTTTTTCAAAAATTTATATGGTATTAGATATATATAGGAGGTGCATTCTATATATATGAATACTAAAAATTATAAAATCGAATTAAAAAAGATAATGCACGAGAAGCACATGAATGGAAAACAGCTTGCAGAGCTTGCCGAGATAAGTGAGGGGGAGATAAGTAAGATATTGACCGGCAAAGCCAACCCCACAATTGAAGTTATTGCACGCTTGGTTATTGTGCTCAAATGTGAACTATCTGATTTGGTAAAAATCCTGAAATAAATTTCTTTTAGGAAATTTTACTGCATTTTTTGCCGAAATATGTTATAACCAGCATAAGGGGATTTAAACATATTTTTTCAAAAAATGAAAAAGAAAGGGGTGAGCAGCATGACTGACGCTGAGCGTAAGGAGCTGCAGGACAAGTTGGCAGAAATGATTTATTTACTTCTGTTTGAAAACAAGTCCAAATAGGGTAACTGCCTACATACAGGCAGGCGAATAAGCACTTCACGTTTCGTGGAGTGCTTATTTTTTTATCCTGATGATTCTTTTTTCTTGTCCCTAGAACGCCATATCAAGAAGTCTACATAGTCATATAGATTTTTCAAATCGTCATCATCAAGAGTGTCAAGCATTGCATTTATCTTTGAGATAACAGCTTGCTTTTTCTCTGACTTAGAAAGAAGTTCATCTTCTAACCCTATAAGATAGTCCGCAGAGACCCCGAAGAAAATTGCCATTTTCGCCAAGCATAGGGTACTAGGATCACGATCGCCACATTCATAACTATAGTAGGCACGTGGTGTAACGCCAAGTTCATTTGCGACATCATCAGGCTTTAAGTCACGAGCTTTACGAAGAGCTTGTAGTCTGTCGCCTCTCACTATTCTTACCTCCTTTCTGTATATTATTATACACTTAAAGTGTATAAAAGTCAACATAAAAGTATACTATTTTACACTTTTCGTGAAAAATGCACAAGTTTACAGTAAAAATTTAGTGATTATTTTTACACCTAAAGTGTTGACATTTACACTTTGCGTGGTATAATATAAACAAGATTACACGGAGAGTGTAAAGTCACACACTTTAGGAGGTGTTTACATGAAAATCAAGTTTGAAAACATCAGAGCAGAAATCGTAAGAAAAGGTTGGACGATTGAGCAATTCTGCAACGTTATTGGTATCTCCAAGAAGACGTTCTACCTCTGGGAAAAGAAAGGCGACTTTCCTCTCAGCTATGCCCTAAAGATGTCCGCCATTTTTGAAAAGCCGATTGATTATATAATCGGCATTGAGGATATGTCGGCATAATAACGTCTTGTTGAGGTCAACAAAACGATAAAAAAGAGGTGATACCAATGTCAAAATCAACAGACCATGAGTTCAATGAGATAGTATATGACAGTGTTCTTCCTGAGATTGCAAGAGCGTTCTGCTCTTTAAAAAAAGAAGTCTCAGGAAATAAACTCGTGAATGAGCTATCTCCTGAGGAAAATGAGATTATAAAAATCAAAAGCAAAATGTTGAACAAAGTCATAACAGACTTTATTCAGAAACAGCTATGATCAAGGCGTGAACTGATTCACAACATATATTTCAGCAAGTTTCTTGACCAATTCAAAAGTCAGCGCTTTGGCATTTTTCTTAACAGTGCTCCACAGCTTAGAATCCCGAATGCTGTCGAGATACTGATGACCCTCATATGTGATACAGCTGTAGACAATAGTTATAATCTTGCTGTCAGCCCCTATGGATTTTGCTTCGATATACTTGGCTTCCAAGAGCTTCGTTGAGGCATACGCAATATCGGCTCGTGAGAAGTCTGGCATTTTCTCACAGACCTGCTTAAGGGTTAAGCTTGGAAATGACAAGCTATCGTCCATGACTAGGTTTTCTTCAAGAGTTAGCAAAAGTTCACGAACACAATCATAGTTTAGTTTCATAGTTATCCCCCCTTTCTGATATATTTCAAATTTATTATATCATACAAGGTGGGAGCATTCAAGATAAATAAGGAGAATAAAAGTGACAAACCATAAGATAAAAGACTATCATAAGAACCGCCTTGCATTTGAGGTCATAGTCAAGAACTATGAAATGCTTTGTTCCCTGCTGATAGTGCTGAATAAGAAGTATCCTAAGACGTTCTATCCCAAGAAATGTCGCCAATGGATAGATGATTTTGCAGCCAACTGCAAAATTGCCAACGAGTGGGACAAGGACGGTGTATATGCCTATAAAATGCAGCAGGCGTGCGAGAATAGCGGCATAGATCTGAACATGGTAGTAACGTTCGTTGAACGGAATTGCAAAGAGTTCAATCTCCAGAACAGGGCTATTCTGGCGGACAACATCAAGCTGGCACTTGTGCAAACCGCAACAGAGTATGGCGTGGGCGGCAAGCGTATGAAAGCCATTCAGAACGCCATGTTGGAAACTTTCATTGACAATCCAAGGGAGCAGGTCAAGGCGCTGGGCATAGATGATTATATCGAAGAATGTACAGTGGGGCAGGTCGATATCCGCAAGTTCAGAGTCAAAGACAAGGTCAGGACTACCCTGCAGGAGCAGAAAGAAACTTCAGCAGGCTTGGAAGCGTTCCGGCGCTGGTCAGCTGAGAATGTAAAAAAAGAGGGGCAGTAAAGTGAAAGAAACGATTGATATTCCCGTAAGCGTTACATATCGCATAGAGGACGGCAAGATCATAGAAACCCGCCGCAAGGTCAAGAAGATACCGGCTGACGTTATCGCAAGCATTCTTTACCGCCATTTCAAACAGAAAGAGAGGGATAAGAAGTGCTGCACATTATGAAGATAGACGCCATTATCGGCGAAAGAACAAACGCTGAGATAGAAAGAGCCATTAATAAGGCTCAGCTTGTCGGTGACAAGCTATGGCATGGAGATCTGAGCAAAGAAGATCTCCTGAGCTACTACGTGGCGCAGACCATAGAGAAGCATTTGGTGGCTGATATCGAGGAGCGTATCAAAGAGTTGGAGGGTGACAGAGATGTACGCAAAGAATGATACCCGCAGTTCACTGATATCGCAAGCCGTCATCAGAATAGCAACGGATATGGGGATTGAAAGCTATGTCCGAGAGATACGCCACGGCTATTCTATATGTGCCGGTGAATTCGTCATCGTTGACATGGCGGACAATACCAGCGTTAAGATGATAATATCAGATTATGACTATTATCAGCAAATCAAAAGAAATCTGAGAAAATGGAGGAAAAACTATGGCAAAAAAAAACGTAGCCCTTGCACTCAATGAAGATGTCAAGGCGGTTGACTACCTGACAATGAGAGAGCAGAGAGACAAGCATAACAAGCTCGTTACCCGTCGAAAGCGAGAAGATCGCAGAGAGTGCTTCGCAATGGCCTTGCTGACTATCTTCTTTGCATTCATGATAATAGTAGTAATGCTCGGTCTTGGGCAGGTATGGGAGATGATCTACTGATGTATGATTTCAACAACGCAGTCAGACTTAACCGCGTAGGTGGTGAATATGTCATCACTGTGGACGGAAAGCCGTTGGAAACGTCACTCAGCTCTAATCAGCGCCGAAATCCCCTTATAGCTGTCAGCAGATATGCGTCAGCAATAGACGAATACCTCAGAGGGAACGTTAAGAAGTATCTTGCTGAGAACGATTTGAACGTAGTAACGGGTTGTAATGTCTGCATGGAGTGTACAGACTGCAAGTTCTATCACCTCAATGACGCTGAAAGCAACTGCCGCATGGGTGACAGTGATGAGTAAGACAATATACGTCGATAATACTATTTATCGAAAAGAGTCTAAGCAGTTTCCTAACGTCAAGTATCGTTTCAACCTTGCCAATGTCGTGATACATAGTATGTATACCATGTATCTTAAGAGCCGTGGCATACCGAAGACCATAGGGCTTACGGACAAGCAGCGTTTTGATTTTGAGAAACGCGTTCAATCTCTTATCGACAATGGGTCTATCATAGTGACAGAGGAGGTGTAAGAAATGCCGATTATAACAGACGTTGACCTGCTATGCTATAATGCTGAACTTGCAGGCGCCAGAAAGCGGCTTGATTACAAATCGCCCCCGCCAAGGCATAACGCAGGTCCATGTATTTTTTACAACAGTATAAGGCAAGAGTGCATGGCATTAATCGAGAAGCCAACACAAGAAGTTTGCACACGTTGCAAGTTTTTCAAAACCAGAACGGAGGATTATAATGCAGATGAATTCAAATAAACAGAAACCAATATTTGATTGGAGAAAATTTAAGTATGAGAACATAGCTGTTCATGTCAAGACTCAGGAAGAATACGATAACTTTATGAAAAAATGCAAGGCGCAGGGGTTTGCATGGTGCACTGGCAAAGAAGCTGATATGCCCAATCTTTGGCCAGACTGCGCATATGATATGTGCATAATATATGACAATAGTGGGCTTGTAAAAAAGGGATTGCATTATCAGAGACTTGGCTTCTTTAAGGACACGGGATATAGAATAGAAGAATTCGCAGATTTCTATTTTCCAAAAGATTATCAGCCAATTAATTCAACCAGCAATCTTATTCCAGAAGAACAGATAGAATTATTGGAAAAGCCAACAACGCATACCTTGAAGCTGGAAGAATGCTTCTGTGAAGCAGTTGTTGCAGGTAAGAAATGCTTTGAAATTCGTAAAAATGACAGAGGCTTTCAGCCTGGAGACACGATTGAATTCCTTCCAGTAAATAACGGACATCCTGCTATTCATGTGATATCAAACCGCAGATATAGGATAACATATGTCCTAAGTGGTTGGGGGTTGAAGAATGGATATGTTGCATTAGGAATAGAGGAGGTAAAGAACTATGACTAGCTACAGAGAGCAGGCGTTAAAGAAACTCACAGACGAACGAGAGGGCGTTAAGCTTAGCGGTGGAGCATCGGCGAACACAGTGCTGTGTACTATCATTCAGCCTGTCATTGACGCACTTGAAAGCTTCGTCAAGCAGGACGAGGAGTTCGCACAGGCGGTCGCTCAGGGCGGCACACTTCAGAAGTGTTTTGAAACAGTTTACAAAGCAATTAAGGATAGCAACTTTGCACTATCAGACTTTAAGACTTATGAGACCGCAGCAGGCTTTTTCTTTCCTGGCTGTAAGATACGTTATCACATGGATATAGACCTCTGCGGTAGTGTCAACAAGGAAGTGCCTGAGCAGAAGCGCAAGTCGATCACAGTTTCCTTTGATGACCTTTTCTGAGAGGTGATTGAAAGTGTGGATAAACAATAACAAAGAGCAGTCGCTAGTATATAAGCCTATATTCACAGACTATCTCACCCATGCCCAGAAAGAAGACGTTGAGGGCTTCCCGCCCCTCAACGTTGACGATTGTGCCGAGATTAATCGTCACTTTACGCCCTATATCTTCTACCGCAGGACCAGCCAAGGGCGCTATACCTGTTTCTGTACGTCCTGCAATCACGAATTCAAAGTCAATAATACTGATTATGGCGATATATACCACGCTGATGATAATGTCGTCAAACATAACCACATGGGGACTTGCCCATGTTGCGGTGTGAAAGCCGAATATAAAGCGGCAGGATATAAGCAAGTTCAATTAAATGAAGTAGTTGATTTCGTCATATATAAAGCCGTTGAAGAAGTGGTATATATATATGCGGCGACAATTCATAAAGACTATAACGAATACGGAACGGAGGACTTCGACAGGAGTCCCAATCTTTGGGTCGATTTTCAAAAGCTTTACGTTCTGCGAAAAGGCAGTGCTGAGGTTTATCATTCGCATGCCTCATTTCGTCCAAACGGCTGGTGTTATATGATAGAGCCTATGAAGAGGAAAATGTGCAGTACATTCAATAACGGATTCGCTGATCACAGACAAGTATACCTATATAAGAATATAATTAAGGATACATTCTTAAAGTATTCAGGCTTTGATTGCTACTGTTGTCGCCACTACATAAGAGAGTATGACCAAGAACGTTACTATACCGCATATGCTATGTATCCGATACTTGAAATGGCAGTTAAAATGAACTGTGACACCATGGTGCAGGATCTGCTTTGGCGCAACAAGAAAAATTATAAGATATTAAATTGGAACGCAACATCGCCGAAAAAATTCTTCAAGCATCTAACGCTGAATGAAGTGAAAGCATTTCTTGAAGATCACACGTCAGCAAGTGTTATAGAGGTATATCAGGACTTCAAGCGCAAAGGTAAGAAGAAAGACATTTTCTACTGCCGAATGTACAGCTATATCACTAATTACTGCACTTGCATTGAAAAAGCAAACGTTGACCCTGGGCAGGTGCTCGAATACCTCAAGCACATCATGAAACACGCTTCAGAGGAAGATCGTTGCCAAGATGATCACGCTGAATTAAGTCGTCTTGTGCGACTATACGATGACTATGCTAACATAGGGCTGAAAATCGGATATGATTTTTCATTAAAAAACATAGCATTTCCAAGGGATTTAAACGAAGCACATGATAACGCAGTTGAGAACTTCAATTTCATGGAAGAAGAACGCAAGAGAAAAGAATCCGCCGAGCTTGAGGAAGCCTATAAGCCCAGATACAAGAAGCTTTGCAAGAAGTATAAGGGCTATAGCTATCCAGGTATTCAGTTGGTTGTACCAGAGAATGCCGAAAGCATTATCAAAGAGGGAAAGGACTTGCGAATATGCGTCGGCGGCTATGCTTCAAGGCATTGCAGTGGGGTTACGACAATTCTATTCATCAGAAAGCCGTCTGACCTTGATAAGTCATGGTTTACGATTGAAATAGGCAATGATGATCGCATTGTACAGTGTCATGGATTTAAGAATGAACAAGCCAAAGACCCCTTAACGGGCAAGAAGCTTGAAAAGCCTGAAATAATCAAGGCGTTTGAAGTCAACTTCCAAGAGTGGCTGAATAGTCAGAAGAAGCAGAATAAAAGGAGAAAAGCAAGCTAGGAGGAATTACAATGAATGAGATCAAACTAAGACCCGGTGAGGAGTTCGTATATAATGGTATACGTTTTATATGCCTCGATATTATCGGCGGCAACTATCTAGCAATAACGGCCGATTGTTGGTGTGAAAAACGTTTCAACGATAATTACAATGACGGTTGTAACAACTGGAAAACGTCAACGCTCCGTCGCTTTCTCAATGAAGATGTGCTAGAGGAGCATTTCGACGCAAAACACCTTATAAAACAGACATCAAACCTTACTGCGGACAACGGCGACAAGGCTTACGGAACGTGCGAGGACTATATAACGCTCCTTTCCTGCGAGCAGTACCGCAAGTATAGAGACTATGTACCGCTGTTTGAAGAATGTATGTGGACGCTCACTCCTTGGAGGTGCGACACCGGCTACGCTAGCCACGTGCGTGCCGTCTACCCGACAGGAGCTATCGGCGGCAACCATGCGTACAGCAGTGACGGGCTCGCTCCGGTTTGCTTATTTAATTCTGATAATCTTACATTGCGCCGACAGGCGCAGCTTATATCCGCTGAATAACTAACCAAAATAGGAGGAAACGCAATGGAAAACACAGAAATTACAGTATCTATGAAAACGGCTATGGCAGAACATCAGCATATATGTGAATGCTACAGAACAGCTGCTACGGCTATCGTAGATATGGGCAGATCACTAAAAAATATAAGAGATTACAAGCTCTACATAGCACTTGGCTATGAGTCTTTCAAAAACTATCTTGAAAGCAATGGCGATTACACGTTCAAAGAGCGTCAGGCATATACCTATATCAAGCTCTATGAGGATAACAGTACAAAGTTTCTCGAAGAACACGCAAGTATAGGTGTAACAAAGCTGGAGCTTCTCTCCAAGCTTCCGGAGTACGAACGTGAAGAATTCGCTGACACACATGACCTTGGCGGAATGACCGTTGAAGAGGTCAAGAAATTAATCAAGGAGAAGCAGGCATTAGGCGAACAACTGACATTCCTTGAGGAGGAGAAGAAGGAGCAGACAGAAAGCGCCGAATCTCTCAGAGCTGAGCTTGAAGAACTGAGAGAAAAGCTTAAGCAGGCCGAGGACAAGCCTATCGAGGTAGTTAAGAGAGGCCTCGACGAAGAAGAGATTGACAAGATAAAGCTGTCTATCCGTCAGGAACTTCACGCTGAGCATATGAAAGAGCTGAATTCGCTGAAGAAGTCGAGCCGTGAAGCCGTGAAGGCGGCAGAAGCTGAAAAAGATAGCGTCCTCAAAGAAGCGCAGACAGAACGTGACAATGCAGTTAAGGAAGCCGTCGCTAAGTATGAAACCGCCCTCAGTAAAGCTAAGGCTGAGGCAGAAGAAGCGGACCATGCCAAGGCAGAGTTGGAAAAGAAATTGAAGTCAGGCAATGCAGACGAAGCAAGGGTTGCGCTGAAGATCATCTTTGAAAACGTTCAGAAAGGGCTTACGGAATTCATTGAAAAAATCAATGATATTGAAGACCCACAAACCAAGGAAAAGTTCATTACTGTCACAAGCAAGTGGCTCAGACAGGCGGCTGATGACCTTGAGGGGTGAGCTGAATGACCAGAGAATTGAAATGAAGAAGAACACCACCTATGAGGAAAGAAAAGCTAATGGAATATGCCCATATTGCGGGCGAGAAAAAGCTGTTCCTGGATATATTATGTGCAAGAAATGTAGAGAACAGAACAAGGAAAGATGTAAGAAACGCTATGACCGAGCGAAAGATAAAGGGCTATGCACACGTTGTTACAAGAGGCCATCAATTGAGGGTCAAACAATGTGCAGAGAATGTCTTGCGAAAATGCTAGCGAAAGACAAAGAAAAGCGATATGGCGGAGTATGCGATATGGATTGTTTCAATTGCAAATATGATGACTGCATTAATGACAATGTGCCAGAATGCTATGCTAATCTGCCCTTTGAGGAAAAGGAAAAGTTCCGAAAACGTAATCGAACCCGATATCACGAACTTAAAGAGAGGGGAATTTGTACAAAATGCGGAAAGCTGCCAGCAAAAGAAGGAATCACTCTTTGTGAAAGTTGCGCACACAAGAGAAGTAAGAGGGAGAAGATGAAAAGGGCAGAAAATCAGCAGATCAGCAAGCGGGATTTATGGCGTGAACAAAGAAAATGTTATTTCTGCGGAGGAGAATGTGTGCAAGGCCAGAAGGTGTGCACGAAACACTATGAAATGCTCAAAGCTATGGCAATGCATATGCGTGAAAGCGAAAGGAGCAAGATCGCAAGAGAACGGCTGAAAAAAGTATACTTTGCGGGAAGACAACAATAGAATTGTGAAAGGAGAAATCACTATGGAACACAAGTGTAAGTTCTGCGGAAGGAAGATAGGAACCGCACATTATATTCACAAGAAGGATTGTACGTGCGGGCTTTGCACAAAGTACTGTATGAGCGAATGTCAACTCTCAAAGAATGGCTTGTTGAGCTGGCATAAAGAGCCGTGCGTATCTTGTGAGAGAAATCCATATCGTAAGAACTATAAATGGAACGGAAAGGAATGGACAAAAGATGCTTGATATTGACGGCTTCAAGGAATATCTTTACGAAGAGGAGCTTGCGCCGAACACAATAGCAACATATGTCAAAGGCGTAGAAAAATATGCTGAAAGGTTCGACACCATAACGAAGCCGAACTTAATCGAATTCAAACGCTATCTGGTCGAGAATTACAAGCCGCAAACTATAAATCTCCGAATAACTGCCCTACTCACCTACTGCAAGTATAAAGGAATAGAAATGAAGTTGAAACAGGTTAAGTTAGCTAAGAAAACAAGCATTGACAATGTCATTTCACTCGACCAATACAACCGACTGATAGATGGACTTAAGAGAGACAATAATATGCGGTGGTATATTACTATCGTTGTCTTAGCAAGAACAGGAATGAGGATATCGGAAGCTTTAAAAATACGCAAGAGCGATATTATCAATGGGAAAGTGACCTTAAGTGCTAAGGCACATATGAGAACAATATTTTTCCCAAAAACGCTAACAGATGAGATACTTCCCTATCTTAGCAATGTTTCTGATGATGATTTCGTTCTGCAGAATCACAATGGTCAGCCTATAACATCACGAGGGGTCTCTGGTGAGCTCAGACGTTTTGCAGACAAGTACGGCATACCGAAGGAAGTAATGCACCCACATTCGTTTCGGCATTTCTTTGCAATCGAATTTGTTAAAAGAAACAATAATATTTCGCTGCTTGCTGACCTACTAGGACACGGAAGCGTTAACATCACGCAGATATATCTACGTCAGTCAGAAGAACAACAGAAAACAGCTGTTGATAATACTGTCAATTGGTGACAAAGGGTGAGAACAATGAGATGTGGTGATAAGAGAATGAGATCAGAATACATATTCCCACTCCTGCTGATTCTGCTAGACGTGGGAGCGGCGGTTATATACGCCGTGCAGAAAGACTACAAGAAAGCCGTCTACTGGTTAGCGGCGGCAGTACTGAATGTTACAGTGACGTTTTAGTTAGGGGGGTGAGCTAATGACTGGAGGTAAGGAACAGATAATGCAAGCTAGGCGTTTCATAACCGGGGGAAAAGACGTTAATGCTGCCGTCTGTTGCTCTTGTGGTGTCAAGGCGGGCACAACTGAAATGAAGAGAGCGATTAAGACCACATTCACAGACTTTCCTCAGTTAGTTCTTACGCCTAGCACCATGATATGTGCAGAGTGTGAGAGAGCCTATAACGATAAAAACCTGCGCTTCAAGCCAATATATTCAGACAAGCGTGGTGAATATAGAATTATTGACCGAGCAGAGGTCCTTGATCTCATATGCAATCCACAAGATGAATGGGTACTGTCAGTACCTTATTCGTTCAAAAAGCACCATTGGCTATATGCTGGGCTATCAGATAAGCACACGGCATATATAGGCACTGACGATAGAACGATTATTGTCGAATATGACAAGATTAACATAGTAGAGCTTGTCAATTCCGTTAAAGATTGTATTGCATACGGAGTGCCCAGGAAAGAGCTTAAGGCGGGCAAATATTCAGTCTTCACTCTCGTCAAGTTTCCGTTTCTGAATACGTGTGAAGAGTTTTTCGAGCAAGCACGTCCCTGTGGACTAATAGATCTGATAGTGCAGTATACCCCCGCCGTAAAGGATAAGAAAACATTTGAAAGAAAAGAGGAGAACACAATGCTTACAAGTGCAGAGAGCAACGCAGTAACGCTTCTTGGCTGCATAGCCAAGTCATCAAGGTATCGTGCAGAGAACGGATTGCAGTTCTGGGACGGATTCTTTGAGCGCCGTATCAACCGTTTTAAGTCGCTTGACGCTCACGAGTTCGTCAGCAAGCTGTCAGAAGCAGTCGGATCAATCAATAACGGCGGTTATGCCGAAATGGTAAGAGATATGTCAGAAGATGATCTGAACGATATGATGGCAGTCATTCGTTCAAAGACACATCTGATAGTCGCTATAGTTTATGCAGAAAAGGACAGGGATTAATATGAATTTAAAAATAATTGCAAAATCACCGATAGCGCATGGCGCATTCACTGAGGGTATCGGAAACGGAAACATTGCAGAATTCCGCAAGATACCGGTCATGTTCAAGGGGAAGAAGATAGACATTCCTACAATTAGCGGCAACGCCGTGAGGGGTGTTATCCGCAGAGAGCTGGCAAGAGAATTTTTCGCCAAGAACGCAAATGTTCTTGATGTTCTGGATAAAAAGAAGAAAGATAAGCTATATGCTATCCTCGGAAATGGTGGAGCACTGGGATCTAACCTCAGTGCAACAGTAGACCCCAATGCTATACGAGAGATACGCAAGCAGCTGCCTATTCTTTCACTGCTTGGAAGTAGCTGCTACAAGTATATGATCAATGGCATGTGCAATATTGGCTTCTTCAAGCTCGATTGCTCTGAGCTTGAAACGGGGGATACTCGTTTGAATGACTTGCTTGCAGAGATCAGTGAAACACGCCACGTTGATAAGAATATCATCAACGCAGAAGAAACGGGCATTAAGCCTATGCCATATGTGACAGAGGTCGTTATCGAGGGGTCAACGTTCTCAGGGTCGGTGTCTTTCGCCCCAATGGCCACAGACGTTGAGAGGTCGTGCCTTGCACATGGAATCAGTCTTCTTAACCACATAGGTGGAAAGAGTGGACGTGGATATGGTCAGATAGCCGTTGAAACGGACGAGACACTGAATGACGCACTATATAATGAAAACGTCTGCAATGTAGATATTGATTTCATTTCAAGTTTCATAGGTGATATATCATGATCTATGAGATAAGACTGAATATATCGGTGCCAGTAATTGCAACGGAAGATATTCACCTTGACGGTATTTTCTACGCCGTCAGCCCGGCAGCGCATAACAAAAATATTCACCTGACACGTCTTACACACTCGTGTGACGTGCCAGACCTGCCTATCCCAATCGATTGTCTATATAAGGACGGCTGTTATATATACTGCTGTTCTACTGCAGAATTTATCAACGGACAGAGAATAACCGACACTATGACTAAGAGAAAAGACGGCATTGACTATATGTATTATCATAGTCAGAAAACGCCGAAGAAAGGCATTGATAAAGATTGGCTGATAAAGCTGTATGGAGTATGCTGTGAACAGGTGCGTTTCCTAGTTTCTTCGTCCAACTATAATGCTTTGGCACGATATGTCCGCAGAATTCATTCAATTGGAGGACTCAGAAAACAGGGATACGGTGAAGTGGTTGGTTATGACATAGTTCCACGTTCTGACTTAACGCATATAGACTGTGTCATAGAGAATGGACGAGCTATCCGTAACATTCCGCAGAAAATGTTGACAAGGTCATGTTCAGCTAGTGTGCGGATAAGACCGCCGTACTGGTTGCTTGATGGCAAGCTGCCGTGTGCGACAGTTGGAGAACCTGCGGAGCTGAGAGAAGACGTTGCACTGCACGAATTCAAGAGGTGACATATGAGATTATCAGATATAAGGTTCATTCAACCTGCCGAAAGTGATACACACATGAGAGAATTCAGGCTAACCGACTGTGTGAAACTTGTCGGTACTAGGGCGTTCAAGAATAAGGTATTTGAAGCACTTAATGTTATAGAGTATTTTTTTAAGATCACCGAAAGACCTGCCGTATCTTTCGGTGGTGGAAAAGATGGGACGGCAGTTCTGATATTGGCGCAGATGATAGACCCGAACGTGCTGATATTGACAGCGGACCCGCCTAATCCTCTGCCCGACCGAGCAAATCACATACTCACTTGCGAGAAAGAATTCGGCAGCAATATAATTCATGTTCCATATACATGGGACGTAGATAGCGTGTTGAATCACAAAGAAAAATATCCAGCAGGCTTCAAGCAGAAAAGATTGAGAGACGAGCAGACATTCAGAGGCATAGACGGAATTATATGGGGTTGTAGAAATTCTGAGAGTCGGGCAAGGGCTATCAATTTTCATAGGAATGGTTATGTATATCAGTGTGCAGACGGGACATGGAGATGTCAACCTATAGCTACATGGACTGCAGAAGACGCCTTTGCATTGGCCTTGGCAACGGGATATCCTATCAATCCAGTCTATGAAAAAATGGAAGGTATCTTTGACCTAGATAATCTTCATGACGGAACATGGTGGCCACATGGAGACGATATGAAATGCAGTTGGATAAAGCGATATTATCCTGACTATTTCGATAGCTATATGAAAGCTGTCATGCTTGGAGGGAAATCAAGCAAATATCTTGAAACGTGGTAGAAAAAAAGCCGCCCCGTAGGGCGGCATAAGACTATATTCGATGACGTTTTCTGAAAAATGTGAAAAGCCCAATGGCAACGGATACGATAGCCAAGCCGCCGAGAACGGGAACTACGTCAACGAATTTTACGAAAGCAAATGCCAAAAGCTTGATTGTTGACCACATAGACTGCAATAGTTGTAGCATGATATCACTCCTTTCTTTGAAATTTTATTCATTATAACATTGCAGGATATAACTGTCAATAGGCATAATGAAAAAAACACAGAACACTCACACTATGAACACAAATGAGGAATAAGAAATGACAAAAATAAAGCCTGAATACATTTTCCCACTGCTGCTTATCCTGCTGGACTTGGGAGCGGCTATCATATACGCAATACAGAAAGACTATAAGAAAGCCGTCTATTGGATAGCAGCAGCCGTACTGAATGTGACAGTAACATTTTAGGAGGAATAACTATGTCAGATGAAAATCCAATAGCTATAGCGCAGAAAATCTTGTCTGAAATAACCACGGGCAGAAATAAAGATAGAAAGAGCTTGAAAAAAGCTCTTTCAACGCTCAAAGTTGGAGATCAGATTGCAACAGACGAAGAAATATGGACTGTTATTGGTATAGAAACAATTGAATCTAAATCTTTTAAAATACCAAGAACATTGAAAGTTAAGTGTTCATCATCACAGCGGAGCAAATGCTTGATTTTCTACATACCAAAGGGCGGTGTTATGTAATGAAAAGTTCAAACACACCAACAGAACATATAGAGCAGGCATTGCTTTTCAAGTGGGCAACGTTCAGCTCAGGCAAGTATCCCGAACTGGAGTATATGTTCGCTATACCGAACGGTGGCTATCGCCACTATAGAACTGCCGCAGATCTTAAGTCGGAGGGCGTAAAGTCAGGTGTGCCTGACATAATGCTTCCGGTGGCACGTGGCGGTTACTACGGTCTTTTTATAGAAATGAAACGCATATCAGGTGGACGAGTATCGGAATCTCAACAGAAGTTTCTGAAAACGCTTAATGACAACGGCTATCTTGCAGTTGTCTGCAAAGGCTTTGAGCAGGCGCAGGAAGCAATCTTGAAGTACCTTAACAAAGGAGTGAGAAAATGAAAATATCGAAGCTGAAAAAAATATGCAATAAAGAGGCTAAGACCATATCCTACTTCTATAATGAAAATGATAATTCATTATGGATCGGCTCAGGCAGTGCGATATATCCGCTTTACGGCATGCCGAACATGAATACCAGCGAACAGTTACTCACGCTTTTTGACATTAATGAAAGTGACCGTGAGAATTGGAAATGTAAGTAGCTGCCGCCTGCTATTGAGAGCAACATTGTTATGAACATCGCTTCATGCACAACAGGCAAGATGATAGATCGTCGTTCAACATTTGTTGCCATGCTAAGCGAATATCAGATATTCTCAGGCACAGAAAAAGTACATATATGCCCGAAAGCATTCCTTGAAGTAATAGATGATTATGAAATTCTTACATACTATTCCATTGATGATATGATAATCGTCAAAGCAGGCTTGCTTACTCTCGGTGTACTGTGTGAAACCCATGGCGTTGTAACACAAGAACTTCTTAATGACATTAATTCCATGCACGATATGTTACAAGAAGTATTCAACAGGGAGTGCGAAGAAAAAGACAAGAGCAGAAATTATGAGCAATTGGCAATGACAGAGTGAAGCCCTATATATTATATATAGTATAGAACAAGTGTTCAGCCCGTGTGTAAGCACGGGTATGAGGGCTTGTAATGGGTCTTAATAACTCGGACAGTGGGAGGAAATGACAATGAGCCTTATGAGATACAGAGAGCAAAAGTATATTTATGGAAACTACATGGAAGTGAATATGTATCCTGTCTATGCCTGCCCACGTTCTTCTAGTCGAAAGAAGAAAAGAAAGCCGACAAGCAAGGTGCAGGAGAGATTGAATCAGATCAATGCTGAAAGAGCTCTGGCAAGACTTATCCCTGCAAACTTCACTGACAAAGACTATAAGTTCGAGCTGACCTATGCACCGCAGAATAATCCTGCTGACCTTGAGCGTGCCAAGAAAGACTTTGCTAACTTTGTCAAGCGTGTGAATAGAGCAAGAGTCAAGAGAGGCTTACCGAGAATGAAGTATATTTATTCCATTGAGCAGGGCTCAAAGTCTGGACGTATCCACTTCCATGTTATCATGACAGGTGGTCTGACTATCAACGAGATAGCATCCATATGGGGCAAGGGCTATGTTGACAAGGTCCTGCCATTGATGTTTGACCAGACAGGCTGTGCAGGAATTGCAAAGTATTTCTGCAAGCAGAAGATTTCAGATCAAAACAACGGCAAGCACGCCAAGCGTTATGTTGCGTCAACGAACTGCATTAAGCCGCAGCCGCAGAATAACGATTATCGTCTGACGAAACGTGCGGTGCAGAGCATGGCATATAACTGTGATAACTCGGCGCTGTTCGAGAATATGTATCAAGACTATTACTATGCTGATTGCCGTCCATTCTGGAACGAGGATAACGGCACGTTCTACATATCGCTGTTTATGTACCGGAGAACGGCGAAGCTGAACATATAGGGGGTGAGATGATGAGTCTTAAGGGAGCTGAGCTTAGCGTGATATGTGATGATTGCCATAAGGCATTCATAGTCTGCGTTCGCAAAGAGAGATTTCAAAGCATAGAAGGGGACGTATGGTGCTATAACTGCCCTCACTGTGGTAAGTTATACGTTGCATATATCGACGATAGCCTGACACGTCATGCCCATGCGCTTCAAAAAAACGGTGTTGTGTTGAAAGATATCTTGACGAAAATATCGAGAGAATTATCGGCAAGGCAGGGAAAGGAGAACGATTAATGGACTCATACAGGCAGGGATATATCAAAGCATTAATCGACGTGAAGAACTATGTCGATAGCCATTCGTGCGTGATGAAGCACTGGAAGATTTATAATTCAAAGAAATTACCTATGCTTCTGCAAGCATTCATTGACAATGCTGATGAAATGATTGCAATGGGTGATATGATAGAGTTGACATTGACGTTTGATCAGAAAAGCATTAAGAAGTCCAAGGAGAATTATCATGACTAAGAAGCGATTGCTGTCATATCGACAGCTTAAGGCTGAGCTGAAGTGGGTAAGCACAGATAGTGACGATTATCGCAGACTCAAAGCAGAGATAGCAGAGATTGAAGCATATGTGTCTAGCATTGATGATGCATTCATCAGGATTATTTTTCGGCTTCGCTATATTGTCCCACGCAAGGACGGAGCTTGGCAGCCGCCGTCATGGGCGTGGATAGCCAGGCAAGCCAATGCTTCAGAGGACTACTGCAAAGGCAGGCATTGCAAGTTTTGCAAAAAAAACACGCTGTAACACGCACGAACACACTCTGCGTGCTATGATGATAATGCGGGGTTGTTGTTATAGTTTTCCATGGTTTTGTTATTGGCACAAGAGCCACGTTGTAATGACGTGGCTCTTGTGTTATATGAGCGAGGTGACAACATGTACAGCGTAAGTCAGATCAAGCAGCTGATTGCTGATGGGAGAGTTGACAAGTTCTACAACGACCGCTACTGGCGGAAGTTCAGTAAGAGCGTTATCTCAGAGCAACACTATGAGTGCCAGATATGCAAGTGCAAAGGCAAGGTGACGAGAGCAAATATTCTTCATCACGTCAAGCATCTTAAGCAATTTCCGCAGCTTGCATACAGTCGGTATTACTATGACGATAATGGCGAACGGCATAGACAGCTGATAGCACTGTGCCATGACTGTCATGAAGCACAGCACCCAGAACGGCGCTGGCAAGAACGTGCAGATAAGTTCGTCAATGAGGAGCGGTGGTGAGTGCCTTGCGGCGATACCCCCGGGGTCAAGGGTCGAAAAATTTTTTCGGCCTTGTACGACGGGAGGCACAAAAGACAAATCCGCCCTCGCACGCACGTGAGAGAATTTTTTCAAGAAAATCAAATGTAAGGAGTTGGCAAAAGTGAAAAAGCCTAGTCTATCAGAGATCGAAAATTCGTTGACAGAACAGCTTGTCCAGATGGGAGCTTCTGTCGATTTCTACAAGTCGCTTGTCGCAGATTATATGTTCTACGAGAAGCAGGAACGAAAAATGCAGGCTGATATTCGCAAGAGAGGACTGACCTATATGGCGGTTTCTGCGGTAGGAAAAGAGTATGAAAAAGACAATCCCTCCGTAAAGCAGGCGTATATGTACAATAAGCAGAAACTTCAAATTCTGAAAGACTTGGGTTTGTCAACTGACAAGGTCAAGAACCTTGACGATGACGAAGAACTGTAAGGGTCAAGAAGCTCTTGACCTCTCGTATCTTGCAGACTATATCAGCCTAGTCGAGGAGCATAAGTATCCGTATTGTGCTGAGCAGTATCAGCTTATTGACTACGTCAAGCGCATGTTTTTGTCAGAAGATATCTACATCGATGTTGCCCAGGCAGAAAAATATTTCAGCTATGAAAAATATTTCCCTTTTGGCCTTTTTCCTTGGGAAAAATTCGTATTTGTACTTCACAACTGCACATATACCGCAAGCGGTTCCTTACGTTGGCCGGTGCTATTTTTGTATGTTGGGCGAGGAACAGGAAAAAACGGATACTTAGGATTTGAAGACTTTTGCTTGCTCACACCTACCAATGGCATCAAGCATTACAACATTGATATTTTTGCAACAACAGAAGATCAAGCAGAGACCACATTCAAAGACGTATATAACGTTCTGGAAGACAATCGTGACAAAATGCAGCGGTTCTTTTACTGGAACAAAGAAGTGATAATAAATCTAAAAACGAAGTCTGAATTGAAATTCCGAACATCAAGCCCGAGGTCAGCCGACGGCGCACGTCCGGGAAAGGTAGATCATGACGAGGTACACGCCTATGAGAATAGCAAGCTCATTGATGTTGCTGTCGGTGGTCTCGGAAAAGTACCAAGACCCCGCCGCACTATCATGAGTACTGACGGCTTCGTTCGAGAAGGACCTCTCGATAAAGAGAAAGCCAAAGGCATAAGAATTCTTAACGGCGAGATTGAAGACAATGGTATGCTTCCGTTCATAGCCCAGGTGGATAGTCCCGAAGAAGTCGAAATGCCCGAAATGTGGTATAAGGCTAACCCCTCACTGCAATACCTGCCCGATCTTCTTCAGGAAATGAAGACGGAATTTCAAAACTATCTTGACGATAAGATAAGCAATATCAGTTTCGCAGTTAAACGCATGAACTGTTTGCCGCAACAGACAGAGGGCGGTATAACCGCATTTGATAATATCCTGGCAACTAATCAGGATATCACGCCATATTTGTCAAAGCTTCAAGGCAGACAATGCACAGCAGGCTTTGACTATATGAAGACAGATGACTTCCTTTCAGCAGGCTTGCTCTTTGACGTAGACGGAACTGATGTGTGGCTAACACATACTTGGGTGTGCAAGGCTTCTGCAGATCTGTCAAGAATTAAGGCGCCACTGCAAGAGTGGGAGGCGGCGGGGCTACTGTCATTCGTTGACGGTCCAGAGATTCCGCCTGAGATACCCGTTATATGGGTGGCACAGAAAGCGGCGGAGCTTAACGCCAATGTCACAATGACTGGCATAGATAACTACCGCTATACGCTGCTTAGGAGGGCGCTCAAAGAAAATCTCTACGCTTCTGATGAAAAAGGTTACGGAAATATCATGCTTGTTCGTCCGTCGAATGAAATGATGATAATGCCTGTAATCACAAGTCAGCTGGTGAATCATAAGCTTGCAGTTGGAGACAATCCCCTTTTCCGCTGGGCTATGAATAACACCAAGGTCTGCACTTCGTCCGCAGGCAATATGACGTATGGAAAAATAGAGCCTAAGTCCAGAAAGACAGACCCTTTCAAGGCATATGTTGCTGCGAAAGCAGCGCAGAATAAAATTGCTGAGCAAATATCAAGTATGCCTATGGATATGAATATTATGGACGTATTCACATACTAGCAAAAACAGAGAGGAGGTAACGCAATGGGGCTGAGATCACTGTTATCACGCATAATGAATGCTAAGAGTGATGAAGTGATAAGTGTCCGGTCGGTTGGGTATAATGACGAAACGAGAATTGCCGTTCAAGCATATGCAGTTCAAGTTGTTGTTGAAATCCTTGCGGCACTGGTTTCAAAGTGCGAGATAAAAACCTATCGTGACGGCAAGTCATTCCGTGGCGAAGAATGGTATTTGTTCAATATCAAACCTAATGTCAATCAGACCGCCGTGCAATTCAAGAACGAGCTTGTCCGCAAGACCCTCGTGCGTGGTGAAAGCCTTGTTGTCAGCGCTGGTCAGCAGATAATCTGTGCCGACTCTTGGAGTACGCAAGAGTATGCGCTATATCCTAACCGTTTCTCTCAGGTGGCACGAGGCGCATTTACGTTTCAAAAAACATTCGATATGGGAGATGTCCTATATCTCACATATTCCAATGGTGGCGTTAGACAGATACTTACGGAAATGTTAGAAGAACATAATCGTTTCTTGGAAACGGCTTCAAACGCCTATGTTAAGAGCGGTGGTCAAAAAGGCATTCTCGAAATATCACCAATGGCACAGGGGCAGAACGATTTTGAAAAGAAATTCGATACTCTTATGAATAATTATTTCAAAACCTATTTTGACGCTAAGAACGCCGTTCTTCCGCTATGGGGTGGCATTAAATATACATCTCAAACAGCAGGCGAAACCAAGAGAACAGTATCGGAAGCAACGGACTACATTTCTATGCTGAATGACGCATTAGAGAAAGCGGCAATCGCTTTCAACGTTTCACCGGCTATCGTAAAGGGAAATGTCGAGAACATCAGTGAAGCGTTATCAATGACATTGACATCTGCCGTTGACCCGTTTGCCAAGATGTTATCCGACGAGATAACAGCAAAACGCTACACTAAAGAGCAAGTCCTGCGTGGCTGCTACGCCAAAGTCTGCACCAATAACCTTAAGCACCTTGACGTGCTTGAAATGGCGAACGCAGTTGACAAGTTAATCGCAAGCGGTTTCTATTCAACTAATGAGTTGAGAGAGAAGACAGGTGAGGAAAGAATTCCAGAAGCCTGGGCCGATAAGCACACAAGAACTAAGAACTACGAGACAATCGAAGGAGGTGGAAACAGCAATGAATAGCATTTTTAATCAGTTTGAATTCAAAATGGAAGCGGATAAGCCCAAAGAGCTTAACCTATATCTATATTCACAAGTCCGTGGAGGACTTGCCATTGATTGGGAAAAGGGGAAAGTTGAGGAGAGCAAGACAGGCGCTAAGTATTTCGCCGCCAAGCTTGATGAGTACAAAGATTGTGAACATATCAACCTGTACATCAATTCTCTTGGAGGTCAGATCAAAGAGGGCGTTGCTATTGGAAATATCCTTAAGCGCCATAAAGCCAAAGTTACTTGCTATGTAGACGGCTGGGCATGCTCTATCGCAAGCGTTATCGCTATGGCAGCGGACGAGATCATCATGTATAGCAACAGTATGATGATGATACATCAGGCGTCCTGCTACTGTGAGGGAAATGCTGACGATATGAGAACGGCGGCGGCTGAGCTTGACAAGATGACCGATACCGCTATCACTACATATGCAGAGCGTTGTAACGGCAAGTGTAGCCGTGAGGAAATAAGCGAAATGGTAAAGGTGGGCACTTGGCTGACAGCGGCAGAATGTCTTGAGAAGGGCTTCTGCGATAGCATATCAACCGCAGAGCAACCCGTTGATATGGCTACAATGCTTAGTGATACAAAGCAGTACACTATGTCAAGCGCCCTCGACAGAGAGAATGTGGACAAACTCATTGAGCTTTATAAGAAGTCCACCGCACAGCAGGCTTTGCCAGCAAAAAAAGCCGAAGAAGAAAAAACAAATGCCGCTATGTCGGCTTTTGAAAAGTTTATGAAAATGGAGGTAAAAAAGAATGATTAATCTTGACGCAATCAAAGAGCAGAAAGCAGATATCCTTGCTTCACTGTCAACCGCTATCAGAGATAGTGATGACAAGGGCATGGAAGCCGCCCTTGATAAGTACGGCAATCTGATTTCAGATGTTATCATGGAGCAGGTGGAGAGCACCGCGGAATCTGTCGATAATCAGATACTCAGCACCAGAGGTGTGAGAATGCTGACCAGTGAGGAAAGGGACTACTACAACGCCGTTATTGAGGCGGGCAAATCCTCTGACCCCAAGATGGCATTGGCAAACGTTGATAAGACAATGCCAATCACTATAATCGAGTCAGTTCTTGGTGAGATTCCACAGCAGCACCCTCTGCTCAACTTCATCAACTTCCAGGATACCACTGGAATTACGAAGATGTTGGTAAATGACCAGGGTGTTCAGACCGCTAAGTGGGGAGATCTTAACACAGCTATCGACAAGGAACTCTCAGGTGCATTCAAGACCTTTGACGTTGCGCTGAAGAAGCTCACAGCATGGATTCCAGTGTCTAACGATATGCTTGACCTTGGTGCCTCATGGCTGGATAGATATGTCCGTGAGATACTGGCAGAAGCCCTTTGGGTCGGCATGGAAACCGGTGTCGTGTCAGGCGACGGTCTTAACTGCCCTATCGGAATGTGCAAGGACGTATCTAGTAGTGCATCAGTAGTCGGTGGCAAGTATCCTGACCAGAAGACAGTTGCACTCAATGAACTCTCCCCTGAAGCTATTGGTGCTATTGCCGCCCAGCTCACGAAGACCGAAGCGGGTAATAACCGTCCACTCGACAACCTCATCTTTGTGGTCAATCCAAAGACATATCTGACAAAGGTAATGCCTGCGACAACAAATTTCGTTCAGGGAAAATGGGTTAACGATGTTATGCCTATTCCATGCACTATTATCCAGTCATGCGCCGTTCCTGATGACAGAGCTATCTTCGGCCTTGGCAAGCGTTACTTCATGGGTCTTGGTATGGCTAAGGGCGGTAAGCTGGAGTTTGATGACTCATTCAAGTTCCTTGATGACGCAAGGACATATAAGATCAAAACATACGGCAACGGCAAGCCACTCGACAGCAATGCTTTCAGGTATCTGGATATCTCAAAACTTAAGAGATTTATCCCGACGGTATACACTGTCACACCGTCAGAAACATAAGGAGTTGATATAAATGCAGCAGGCATTATTCGAGGAAGTTAAAAATCAGCTGAACATAACTTGGTCAGACGAAGCTACTGACAGAAAGATAAACAGCATTATAGCACGTGCTATAGGAGTACTTAACGGATATGCAGGTCAGGTGCTGGATATCAACGTTGACGAAAATATCAACGGCGACGCCCAGCTTCTGATCGACTGCTGCAGATATATATATAACGATTGCTTCGAGGACTTTGAAAAAAATTATCACTCTCAGCTCTTCGCTCTGAGAGCAAGATGTCAGATTGAGGAGATGTCAGGAGGAAGCGTATGATAAGCAAGCGGCAGACGTTCAATGACGGCATATGCACTATTGCAACTATCATCAATGCCAACGGCTTGAAAATCAAGCAAGCAGGCATAAGATATGACAATCGTACCGTCGGCTCAGAGCGTTTCTATAAAGCCGCTGAGTATCAGCATCGCTGTGATAAGGTGATAAGAATACCACTTATCGCCGAGCCGCAGGCGACTGACATTGTGATAATGAACGGCGACCAGTATAACGTCATTCAAGTTCAGATGATAAAGGACGCTAAGCCGCAGGCTTGGCAGTTATCAATAGAAAAGCGGAAAAAGAGGTTAGAAATCCATGTCAATGAGTCCTGATGAGATGGCTGAGGCTTTACAGCACGCATTTCAGCAAGAAAGTCAACGTGTTAATGAAGCCGCCAAAAGAGCCGTTAAGAAGACCGCAAAGGAAACCCGCAAGGTCGTCCAAGAACACTTCACGTTCAATAACCGCTCCGGCAAGTATGCCAAGGCGCTTACAGTTAGCACCGAGTACGAGGACTCTTTCGACATTCGGCAGATAGTGAATTTCAAGAAGAATAAGCAGTATCTTCTCACACACCTGCTGGAGTATGGCCATGCTATGAAGCGTGGTGGCAGAACGCTTCCGTTTAAGGCGAAAGCTTATCCGCACATGATATACGGACAAGAGTATGCCGAAGAAAAATTACCGGAAAACATCAGAAAGGAGATTGAGAAGTCGAAATGACATTGACAGAACTTATATCACTTTCAGGCATTCCTGCGGACAGGATTGCCAAGATAGATTTTCCAGTGGAAACGGAATTGCCGTTCGCAACATGGATAAACAAGACACCTCAGACGATATCTGCAGATGGAAGAACTGTCGCAGTTATCCCACGGATTGCAGTTGAAATATACTGCGAGCCGGAAGATGAAGAAACACATATCCTATTTGAGAACGCCCTTATGGATAAGGGCATATGTTTCTCAGTCGCCGCAGGCTATCTGGGGCAGGATCAGCAAATGGATATGTGGGTATACGAATTCGATCGCAAGGAGGAATATTAATGAAAGGATCTATAAAAGCCGTTGGCTATGGACCAATCAAAGAGGCATCAGATGTCAGCGGTGCTATAAATATTACATATACAAGTTGCAATTACTTGGAAACAAAACTCTCCGGTACTCGACAGGTAAGCCTTGACCCTAAGTCATCAACCAAGGAGGTATGGGCGGACGGCGTAGTAGCGTATGCAGGTCAGACCAATCAGGGCTACGAAGGATCTATCATAACCCTGGATTTGTGTGATGATTTGGAAAAAGATTGGTATGGAAATGTCATAGATGCAGTTTCCAATATCCTTGTTGAGGCTGCAAAAACTGGAGAAACGCCAAAGTTTGGATTGTTTGTTCAATATGAATCAACGTCAGAAGCAGAGGGATATACCGAGGTCTTCCCATATTGCTACACCACAGATCGTCCGAAGTTCTTGGTTAAGACAGAGGAAGAAAGCGGTATGGACTATGAATACACAGAGCATAAGATTGCCTGCAAACCGTCACCTGCTGAAACCACAGTCGACGGAAAGAAAGTGCATATCGCACGTTTCCGCATAAAGGGCAATGAGAAGCTCACAAAGTTTCCTGAGTACACCTACACCCCGGGTGAATGACAATGAGCAATACAATAGTCCTGACTATAGACAGCAGGCAGATAGGCTTCAAGGCTACAGCAGGTATGTTCTATCGCTATAAAGAAGCGTTCGGCACGGAGTACCTTGAGGACGTTGTCAAGGTACATCAGTTCGGTAAGGGTGCCTTTGTTCAACAGGTCGAATACCGCACCCTATGGGTGCTTGCCAAGACTTATGATGATAGCATACCGCCTATTCAGACGTGGCTTGACAGCTTCGCCTATGGTGCATTTCCTGTTGATGATATCTATAATCAGGTTATGCCTATACTGCAGGCAAATATGAAAGTTGACAGAAAAAATCCATAAGCGGCAGTAAAAGCGGAGATGATCGGCCTCTCAAATCGGAGGAGGTCATCTCTCTTGTTATAAACAGGGGTCTTACTGTCGCTGATTTAGACCGCATGACGTATGGTATGGTAGTGAACTATGCCTGCGCCTATGACCGACAGCGATTAATCGCCGCCGGCAAAAAGGTCATTGACCCCGAAATAAAATACGAAGAATTGAAAGCAAACCTGCCTGTCGTTGAAGAACGATATAAGCAGGGAAAAATCAGCAAAGAACGATATGAAAAGTATATTGCGAAAATAAAGGCATGGGAGGGTGAGTAATGGCTAAGTCATCATCAGATGAGAAAATCAAAGGTATGTACGTCAAAATCGGTGGTGATACGTCTGAGTATACTGCCGCCATGAAAGGGCTTAATGCTGATATCAACTCGACTACCAAAAATCTAAACAGCGTCAACAAACTCTTAAAGCTTGACCCGACTAACGTTGAATACACCGCTCAGAAGCAGAAGTTGTTGAGCGAGGCTATCGAAGCAACAAAAACAAAGCTTGACGTTCTCATTAGAAACGAGAAAGATATCAACGAGCAGTATAAGAAAGGCGAGTTGCCCGTTGAGTCATATCTTAAGTATCAGGAAGAACTTGAAAAGACCAAGAAGAAGCTGAACACACTGCGAGATCAGACCAAGACCGCAGATGATAGCACCAAGGAGCTTGGCAATGAAGCCAAGGATACGTCAGATAAGGTCAAAGACCTTGGTGATAAAGCTGACCAGACAGGCAGTGTCTTCAAGGACGTTTTCTCTGCTAATCTTGCAGTTGAGGGGCTGAAAGCTATAGCTAATGCCGCCAAGGAAGCGGCGGAAAGCTGTGCACAAGTTGGTATAGACTTTTCAAGTTCTATGTCCAATGTGGCGGCGACAATGGGCATGACCGCAGAGCAGGTCAGCACAGGCGCTGAGGACTATCAAAAGTTAGAGAACGCCGCTCGTGAGTGTGGTGAGACTACAAAGTATACAGCTTCGGAGTCCGCTGACGCTCTTAATTACTTGGCTCTTGCAGGATATGACGTAAATAAGGCGGTTGAAACACTGCCGAAAGTTCTTAATCTTGCCACTGCCTCAGGCATGGACCTTGCGTCCTGCACTGACATGGTAACGGATACTATGTCAGCACTACAGTTGCAGACGAGTGACCTTGACGGCTATATGGACATGATGGCCAAGACAGCCCAAAAATCTAATACCACAGTTGCTATGCTTGGTGAGGGCATTCTCCAGTGTGCCGGTACGGTCAAGTCCACAGGGCAGGACGTTGATACAATGTGCACCTCTCTTGGAATACTGGCTAATAACGGTATCAAGGGTGCAGAGGGCGGCACACATCTCAGAAATATGCTTTTGTCGTTAACATCACCGACAGACGTTGCTTCCGCTAAGTTGAAAGAATTGGGCGTAAGCGTGGCTGACAGTGAGGGAAATATCAGAGATATCAACGATATTTTCGGAGACCTTAACGCCAAGCTTTCCAAGCTCTCAGATGACCAGAAGACAAAGGCTTTAAGTGATATCTTCAATAAGACGGATCTATCTTCCGTCAACGCTATGCTTCAAGGCATGAGCGGGTCTTTCGATGACCTGAAATCTCAGGTAGATAACGCCGACGGAGCGTGTCAGACAATGGCTGACACCATGAATAACAATCTTAAGGGCAAACTGGCTATAATGGACTCTTCCCTTGAATCCCTTGGCATAACTATTTTCGATAAATTCAGCGCCCCACTCGAAGACGCCGCCGAAAAAGGCTCAGAGCTTTTCAGTGAACTTACCAAGGATATCAAAGATGGAGACCTCAGTGACGAATTCGACGATATGGGCAATGCCCTTGGAGATTTGGTCGAAACAGGCGCCAAGTTCGCCAAAGGTTCGTTGCCTATCCTCATTGACGGTGTAAAGTTCTTCTGCGAGCATTCTAACCTTGTTATCGGAGGATTGACAGGAATAACGTCGGCAATGATATCAAAAAAAGCCATAAATAACGTTTCAGACCTCGTAAAGTCATTCAAGAGCCTTACAGGTGCAACAAAAGCAGCTGAAACTGCCCAGCAGGCTTTAAATGCAACTCAAAAAGCGTCGCCGGTAGGAGCAATTGCAGCTATTATCGGTACAGTAGTTGGCGGTATTGTGTCTTATGCAACTTCGGTTGATGACGCCGCTGATTCAACAAAAGTCCTCAATGACGAAGAGCAGGCGTTAGTCGACAGCACGAATGAACTGACAGACTCCATGAAGAAAGCCGCAGATCAGAGAGAAGAAGCCAAGACAGATATAGAAGCCGAGTATAGCAGCTATAAAAGTCTTGCAGATAGAATTTTTGAACTTTCTGACGCCGAGAGCTTATCTAATGACGAGAAGTTAGAAATGAAAGCCCTCGTCGAACAGCTCAATAGTGCTATGCCTGACCTGAACTTGCAGATTGATGACCAGACAGGCAAGCTGCTGAATAACAGAGACGCCGTATACGAGTGCATTGAGGCGAAGAAAGAACAGCTTCTTGTCGAAGCAGCTCAGAAAGATATGGTCGCTATATCAGAAGACCTCTATAAGGCTGAGCAGAAGCGCAATGACATTGAGAAAGCAATCACGGAAAACAAGCAGGCTCAGGCTAAAGTTCAAGAAATACTTGATAAAAGGGAAAACAAGTTTAAAGAATTTGACAGAACGGACAGCACAAAGCAGTGGAAGACCAAGCTTGAAGAGCTGAAGAAAGCTGGAGATGAGCTTCAGAATTCATACTATGATATCAATAGCGAACTGAAACGCTTGGACTCTAACTATGCTGATGCCTCCAAGTACGTTTCTGAGCACTCTTCTGCTCTCGAAGACAATTCAAAGGCCGTAGAGGACAATGCAAAAAAGGTCGATACGATCTATAACCGCACTGTTATGTACAAAGATGGCTTACATAAGGTATCACAAGAAACTGTTGACGCAATAGTTGAGATGAATAAGAGCTATGACGAAGCCGTCCAGAAACGAACGGAAGAATTGCAGAACAATCTTAACCTCTTCGACGAATTCAACGGCGGTGCTGAGATATCTGCAGAACAGCTTATGCAGAATTTGGAATCTAATCTTGACGGCATGGCAAGCTGGTCTGATGATATCAAGACGCTTGCAGACAGAGGCGTGAATAAAGGTCTTATTAAGACCTTGCAGAAAGCAGGTCCGCAATCTGCAAGCAAGATAAAGGCGTTACTGTCTATGTCACAGCCTGAATTGAAAAAGTACAGTGATATGTGGGATGAGTGCATGGGTGACTGTAAGAAGATAGCAACATCAGAATTCGACGAGCTCAGGCAACAGTATGATAAGACCATAGAGACGCTTCAAAAGCGTGACCAAATAAGCCAGATATCAGACGTATGGAAACAAACAGGTGCGGCAATGATGTTAGGTATGCAGCAAGGCATACTGTCTGCACAGCAGTCTGTCATTGATACTGCAACAAGTGGAGCGAACGCAGTGCTTGCGGCGGTCAAGGGGGTATATGATATACACTCCCCTTCAAAGGCATTTGAAAATATATCGAAAATGAATGCGCAGGGTGAGATCCAAGGCTGGAAGTCATCAGAGGACGATATCATCAAAGCCTATACCAATACTGGTGACAAGATACTGTCAGAGAATATGCGAAATACATACAGCGATACGAATAGGGTCGCAAGGTCGGTATATAATGGATCATATGCCCACAGTATCACGCAGAAAGCAGCAACAAGCGCCACAGAGAACACGCAGGTCGTCCCAACAGTCAGACAAATGCCCGAGACTATTCATAACGTGATAGTTTTCCCAAATGGGAAAGTGATTGCAGAGGAAACAGTTCCATTTATAGATGTAATGCTTGGCGAAAGAGCTGCGAGAAAGAAAAGAGGTAGTGCAGTATGACACGACAAATCAGATTTAATGGCAAAAAGTCGTATGAGGATTTTAAAATCAGAATAATCAGTGCAACAGTTGCAGAGCCGAAGAAACGTGAGATCAAAGTGACTGTACCTTATCGCAACGGCAGTATTGACCTGTCTGACTATGACGGCAATTTTTATTTTGACGACACCGAAGTATCATACAAGATGTTCGTATCTGATACAGAACCTGTCACACTGCTCCGCAGGATTGAGAAGATCAAGAGCTGGTTATGTGAAGCTCCACAGCAGAATATTTATGACAACTATTCCGAGAACTATCATTTTGTCGGCAAGTGTAGAACTGTTGAGACCAGCCTTGGTGAAGATGACATAACAGCTACTCTCGAGGTCACTTTCGATGTAGCACCATATAAGGTTTCTGACGACTTTGCAGAAACGGCGTGGGATACATTTGAATTTGATAAAGATTGCTTGAACAAGACGTCAATCTCCTGCCTAGCACACCAAGACGGCTATCATTCCCAGCCGGGAATATTGCACTTCTATTCTTACGCTGAAGATGACATAGTTCCAAAATTAAAGTATCACAAGAGTGCTGACGATAAGGACAAGCGAGGATTGACAATGCTTGATCTTAACGGTCATACCCTCACAGAAAACCTATACAAAGAAACTGAATCAACGTTTAGAATGCAAAATTTCGTCGTCAACCCCGGCACAAATGTCTTAGCTCTATACGGATCTGGTTCATTAGAAATTGAACTAGTGGAGGAAATACTATGTTAGTTACACTCGATGATGCAAAGACGCTTCACGAAACTGGTTCTGTCAGAACCAACAAGCTGATAGGAACCATCACCAAAGAAATTAACGCTATTGACACCTTTACGTTCAACATATATCCCGACAACAGCTGCTACTCCGATTTAAAGGAACTGACATCGTTAATAAAGGTTTACGACGACAAGGAAGGTCTGATATTCGATGGCAGAGTACTGACGATATCACCATACATGACCGATAGTGGCGAGATTGGCAAGCAAGTTGTCTGCGAGGGCGGTTTGTGTTTTCTGAAAGATAGTGTACCAATTATCAAACAGCTAAAGTGCACCATAAGAACGTATATAGCCACACTACTTTCAGCACACAATAAATCTGTTGAAAGCTACAAGCAGATACATATTGGCAATATTAACTGTTCGCAAGCACAGCACATCTTTAATCCAGGATATGAAGACACGTTCTCAGAACTGACGAAAAACCTGATTTCCGGCGAAGATATCAGAGGTGAAATGAGGGTGCGCATCGATAAAGGCATTAGATTTTTCGATTTCACAGCAAACGAATTTTCAGAAGTCAGCAATAAAACAATACAACTAGGAAGGAATATGCGATCTATCACGCAGGCGATTGACCCAAGTGAGATCATCACAAGGCTGTATCCGCTAGGTGCTGTCATCAACGATGATACGGGCGAACGTGTGACGCTTTCGGGAGTAACGAAGTATATCGACAACGACCAGCTGATAGAGCGGTACGGAGTACACGCTGGAACTATGATATTCGACAATATCACCACTCCAGGCGTATTGTCTCAAGCAGGCAGAGTATGTGCCGGAGCACTAAAAGCAGCAAAAGTTCAGTATGAGGTATCGGCTATTGACATTGATGAGAAGCTGGACGGATTTGCAGTTGGCTGCAAGTATCGCATAGTCAATAGCTACCTTGGCATCGACGAGGTATTGAGGTGCATCGGCACCAGTATCGACATCAATGACAGATCGCAGAATGTGCTGACATTTGGCGACAAAATCGACACGATTAGTGGAATGACATCAAGAAAATAGGAGAAATAATTATGGCAAAAGCAATTGATATCAGCTTAGAGATCACACAGGTGGCAGAAGCATATACAGGTCGAGACGTCCGACAGGCTATTGTCGATGCATTGACCGCTGCACAGAATGCAATCAATGAGATGAATATGCCAGCAGGATCTCAGACCTTTATTGTACCGTCAGAGACGACACTGGCCACAACGACTTTGAATCTGCCGTTCACACCGACTCAGAACACGCAGATCATCTGTAGTCTGCGGGAGGTGTCGGCACCAAAAGTGAGAAGGCTATGTGTAGAAACATTTTTCACAAGCAACAATTTGATAGTAGCGCTGACGAACGCAGAAAGTGCAAGTGCTACCGTTCCACAGGGTGAATACATTATTGACTGGATCGTAACAAAGCCATAGAAAGGAGGAATATCAATGCACATAAAAATCAACGAAGACTACAATGTAGTCGTGAACACGGCCCTTTTGGGCTATGTTGGTGAAACAAATGCTAGATCTGTGACAGTCGAAGGCATGGAGATAGACGGCGCAGACCGCTATGTGCTGACGATAGATTACGGTGACGGCACTGTCTACGAGGTCGATATCACAGGCGGACAGTGGACACCTACTGCTGATGTCTTGCGTTCAGCGCAGACAGTATCGTGTCAGATATGTGCAAAGAAGCTGTCAGGTAACGAATACATATTGGTTAAAAAATCACGAATTTTCCGCCTGAGAATAGGTGCGGCTATCGATGATACAGCTATCCCGTCACCTGATGTGTCTATGGACGCATTAGACCGCATAGACTCCATAGGCAGGCAGGCGCACGCAGATATGCAGACAGCCGTCACCGCCGCAGACACAGCGACAACAGCGGCTGAAAACGCAAAAAAATCTGCCACAGCCGCAGAACAGGCGGCAAGCCGTGCGGAAACAGCAAAGACATCTGCTGAAACGTCCGCAACGCAGGCAGACACTGCAAGGCAGGGTGCCGAAACCGCACGCCAGCAGGCGGTCACTGCACAGAACGCTGCAAAGGTATCCGCAGCCCAGGCGTCAGCGTCGGCACAGCAGACCGAAGCTGACAAGACCATAACAGCAGGCTACGCAAAGACCGCCAAGACCTGCGCTGACAGCACTACGGCAGACAGGCAGGCTGTTCAGACGTTGGCAGAACAGGTGACAGCGGATAAGGCTAATGTAGCAGAAAACGCTACTAAGGTTGCGGAGGACAGGGCAGCCGCTGAAACCGCTGCACAGACAGCACAATCCATAGCTGACAGCCTGCCAGACGATTACGTGACAGCTGTTGGAAAAATTGCTGAGAACACGGCTGAAATAGCTAACGTGAAACTAACGGACAAAGAGTTGCAACGCAGGGTAAATGCACTGTATGACTTGGGCAACGGCATAACACACCAGTTTGAAACGGACAGCGAAACAGCGTATGCCAAGACAGTGCCTACAGGGGCGAAGCTGATGAGCGTGAAGTCTGTTGGTGGTAGGTCTATCGTGTTTAATCAGTTTGCGAAAAATAAACCATTCGATTCCAGAAATGGAATTACAACGTCAACGGACGGAAATTATTCAGTTCTGGACGGAACGGCAACCAATGCTATAACTGCGAAGGGATGGTGGGGTTTGAAACTGGACGAATTTTCGCCAACTAACGGACACAAATATTTGTTTTGTTCAAAAATTATCTCAGGAACCGTTAATCCTGCGAATGGATGCACAATCGGAACTGCAATCCAAAAACAGATTGTTGGAAAATCGTTCATATTTGAAATGTCGGATAAACATTGGGATAGCAACTGGTTGTCGGCTATATATTCCGATAAAGACACAGTTTTCAACAAACTCAAATTTTCCGTCATGCTGATAGACCTCACCGCAATGTTCGGTTCAAACAACGAGCCCGCAAGTGTGGAAGAATTTGAGAAAATGTTCCCTAATGATTATTACCCATATAATGCAGGTGAGATTGTCAGTGCTAGCACAGAGAGCGTTATGCAGCAGGGGAAGAATTTGTTTGACTACACTGACAAAATTTATTACGGGGCGAATGCAAGCAAGGTTGAGAATGGCATTGTTTACACAAAGGGTTTAACAACAACTGTTCTAAATATTCCGACTATCATCGGCAATAAATATACACTGTCATTCAAAGTAAAATCAAATACGGCCAATCAAGGCGGTTTGCGTTGGTCACTACAAAAAGGGAAAAACATATCATACGCACATGATAGTTCGCTGATAAAATTAGAAGTAGGTTATGCGGCAAACACAGAATATCAGGCAGTAGCTACGTTCGTAGCAACTACTGATTTTGTGTCACTGTGCACCATAATGCCTATGGTTTATGACGTTCAGTTAGAAAATGGTGATACCGCTACTGGTTATTCCCCATTCTATCAGACTGAACACACAATCCCCGAAGCAATCCGCAATCTGCCTGGCTACGGCTGGTCGGCAGGAACGGCTAAGAACTGGGTGGACTATGAGAATAAAAAATACTATCAATGTGTACAAAGTGTTGATTTGGGGACGCTAAATTGGAATTTTAATACAACTTCAGGTGTTGGAAATCATTTTTATGGACGCATAGACCCTGCCAAGTTTAAATATTTGGGTGCGTTTGGAACAACCGTTTATAATGTATTGTGCAGTAAATATAGAACAGTTTCCAGAAGTTCCAGTGTATTTGTCGATAAAACAATCACGATAGACGGGGTTAATACCACAGTTTCGCAAATTCAGATAAAAGACACCGCATACACCAATGCCGCCGCATTTAAACAGGCTATGCAGGGTGTAATGCTGTATTACGAACTGGCAAACCCTATAATCACAGATATTTCAGACCTGATTCCTGACGATTTTCTGCGAAATCTAACAGTCAAAGCAGGGGGTTCAGTGACATTCAAAAACAGAAATGACAGTTATCGGATACCAGTGCCGTCGGAAGAAGAGTATGTTGTGAAACTATCAGAAGTGGGAGGTAGCATATGACGGAATTAGAAAAATCTATGGTTGAGAGCATGGGACTGACGGAAGACAATTTTCGCAAGTCCAAAGTCACCGAGATAGACAGGATAAAGGCAAACGTTGATTTTCTGGCTATGCTGAACGGTGTTGAGTTGGAGGTGAGCGGCGATGAGTAAAAACTATGCAAAGGTCAAGAGATACTATGACAGCCGTTTGTGGTCGGTTGCTATGGTGCACACCGCCGTCGGTAAGTGGATCACGGCGGAGGAGTATACAACAATCACGGGGCAAACATACCAAACATATGAAAGCGAGGAACAGTAATGAAAGAAAACACAACAAAAATCATCATATCAGCAATAGCCGCAGGGCTGTCAGCGTATTTCCGCGTCATGGCGATACCTATAGTCATTCTGGTACTTGTGATGATCATTGACTACATTACAGGAATGTGGAAAGCATGGAACAGGGGCGAGCTGTCAAGCCGTGTCGGTCTTAAAGGGCTTTTCAAAAAGGTCGGCTACATATTTGTGGTGGCGGTGTCAGGCGTGCTTGATTGGCTCTTTATCTCAGGACTTTCACAGATAGGCATTGAGGTAAACGTCAGCTTTTACTTCGGCCTTATCGTGACGATATGGTTTATCATTAACGAGTGTATTTCCATTCTTGAAAATCTTGCGGTGATAGGTATACCATTGCCGTCATTCTTGGTGAAAATCGTACACAAACTGAAAATCACAGTTGAAAGCAAAGTGGATACAAACGAAAGTGAGGAATAAAAAAATGACATATGATGAGTTTATCAAGAAGCACAATGGTGTAGCTGTTAACTATGACGGCGCAGCAGGCAAACAGTGTGTAGACCTTGCAACGGCATATTTCAACGAGGTCTTCGGCTCAGGTATCAAGAATTTCTGGTATGACGCTCACCATTTTTGGGATTTATTCGATAAGAACACTTGGCTGAAAGCAAATTTCACAAAGGTAAAGAACACGCCAAGTTTCGTGCCGAAAAAGGGCGATGTAGCGATATGGTCAGGCACGTTGAATGGCGGCTGGGGTCACATAGCAATCTGCACGGGTGAAGGCAACACAAAATATTTCTACAGCTACGATCAGAACTGGACAGGCAGGAACGATCCATGCACGAAAATCAAACACAATTACAACCACGTTCTTGGCGTTCTGCGTCCGAAAAATCAGAACGCTATCAATCCGCCCACGCTGGAAACAAAAGGCTATAAAAAAGGCGCAAGCACAGACGGGTCATATGCCCTGAAGCAGTTGCTGATACTTGACGGCGCAAAGCTGGACGATAATGCAATCATCGGCAAAGGCACTGTCAGTGCTATCAACGCAAGGCTGAAAGCATGGGGCTATAAGCCGAACGGCATTGCAGGCAAGAAATTCATCAAAAAATTAAGACAGAAAATTGAGAAATAGTCGCATAAAATTCTCATAAATTACGCATAAATTTAGCCGTCAGAGCGTTTGCCCTGGCGGCTTTTTTCATTCTTTGTACAGTTTTTCATGTTCCAGATAATAGTCTATCAGGTTTTCCATATACTGCGGACACTCTCGGTGCCCAATTTCCCAATTTTGCAACGTTCTGGCTGGAATTTTCAGCTTTTTTGCTAATTCAACTTGTGTCAGCCCTGTGCGTTGACGCATTTCTTTGATTGTCATTGTGATTGCCTCCTAGCTTACTTTATGATTTCCAGTTCGTAGCTGTCTATTGCCTCACCGACAAGCTCTTCCATTTCGTCTCTGAGTGTCTCGTACTCGATACCCTGATAAATCTCGTCATATTTTACATATCCGTCAACATACTGAATTGCTCTGATTGCCATTTTAATTACCTCTTTCATTTTTTCTTTCGGGGTTTTCCGTTCCCCTTACTGTACTTATATTATAACACTCAATGACGTACTTGTCAATAGATTTTCATAAAAATATACGTCAATGACGTGCTTTTGTATACTTGCACAAAATCAGGACAAAAATTTGTGCAAAAATATATCCGCCCACAAAGAGCGGATATAAGTGTTATTGCAGCACCTTGTGAATCGTGCTGGTGTCGTTATCGTCGTGCTCGGCATTTACAAAAATTGTATTCAGCCATTTCACCTTATAGCCACTTTTTGTATGATAGCCGTGGAAATGTGCACGCCTGATGTGCGGCGCTTTTGGTGCGCCGTGTCCCTGTGGGCTGTGTTGATAGCTGACACTGCTTTCAGCCTGCCTATGCTTGCGAACAGCCATTCCTATGCGGTATCCTACATTTGCTATGGCTGATTTCTGTGGCTGTGCAGACGGCTTCTGTAGATGTTGTGTGGTGGTCTCCTTCTGTGCCTGTCGTTTCGTGACAGGTGCGATTTCAGCATTTACGGCTGATAGGTAGACAATGAACTGCAATTTTTCGGCATATTCAGCTGCCAAGCTGTCATCAATGGTGGTTTCAGCACCCACCATTTTCTGCAGAATACCCTCAACGGTATCATCAGCCGTGAAACGCATTACAAATCCGTCTGGACGATCGCCATCAAAAAATTCAGCTATGCAGATATCGTTGCCCTGGATATCAACGAAAAATCCTAGACTATCCTGGTATTTGCGCTGAACATAGAAACTGCTGCACGGCAATTGTGCTAACGTTTCTGTGCTGATGTGCAAATCTGACTTGCCCTGACTACTCAGCAGGCTGGCAAAATCATCATCAAAAACATATATCTGGCGTCCACCATAATACCAGTTATTTATACATTTCAGCACACACAGGTTGTTCAATCCCTCTTCCGATAGCAGATACGCATTAGCTTTTTCACAGGCATAGTCAAAACTATACCTGTGAATGAATGTATCAAATGCGTATGCTCTCATGGCGTCAGCTATTTCCATGTGGGTCGCCGTGTGTCCGATATGCCGTATCAGTTCGATGTTATCAGCTGCTACCATGTCGGGTAATAGTTTTTTTGGCTTGCTCTTCTTTGCCATATCACTTCACCCTGATGTTTATGCGGTCAACACTTATGTTTGTTGCCTCAATGCCATGTTTTTTCAACTCTCGCTCGATCGTAACCGAATTTTTCGGGACGGTAAGCCTGATTTGTCTGCAAATATAGTGCTTCTCACACTTTTCACCATAGTTCTTACCTTTGACAACCTCAAATTCGTCCGAAATGTCGTCATCGGTCAGCCCTAGTTTTTCAACTAGCGTCTTCCAATCCTCTGGGCTGATAGGGCCGAGGACTTTGACTTCCACGCCGTCACGTGGTGCCATTTTATATATCCAGTATGCTTTTTTGTCGAATTTAGCTGCGCTTCGTGGGATATTTGCATTGCCACGTGGTATCAAATTTTTCGAAACGTCACCAACGTTTGAAAAATCAATCATGTTCAGCTGATATGTGCGGTTCTTGATTTTTACCAGCAAATAGTTGCCCTCAGGGGCATACAGCCCATCAACTATCAATCGCTTTTCGCCGTTTATTTCTTCAAATTCAAAACTATCAGCTTCCAGCAAATCTTCTGGCTTGCAGTCCAGCGCCGTGCATAGACGTCCTAACGTGTTCGCCTGGATAAAATTGATATCCTGCGCACCACTCTCCAGACGGCAGATATAGCTTCTGACAGAACCTATCCTCTTTGCCAGCTCAT